AAACATGTAAACATTAACAAGAAACAAACTGCCCTGCAAGAAAACGAATCAACTAACTATGTTATTGGCGTAATGTCAGATACAGTTAACTATGAAGAATTACCAGTATTATAAAGGAATATAATGACAGCAATTGTATGGAGTAAGGATTCATGTCCTTACTGTGTTCAGGCCAAAGCCCTGCTCACACAAAAAGGTATCACGTATGAAGAACGAAATATCATGCACGGTACTTGGACAAAAGAACAACTATTAGAAGCAGTACCAACTGCCCGCACACTCCCGCAAATCTTCCTAGATGGAGAATTAATCGGTGGGTTCACTGAACTCAGAACAAAATTAACAGAAAGCAAATAATGGAAAATGGAAAAATATACACCTTTAAGTTGAACTCGGGTGAGGAACTTATTGCTAAAATAGTTGAAATTACCCGTGATAATATTATCATCAGTGAACCTGTATCTATTGCACCCGGACGTGAAGGTATGCAAATGATTCCTAGTATGTTTACCGCAGAACCAGGTACAAATGTAACGCTAAATACTAATAGTATTAGTTTATCTGCCGTTACAGATGATAATATCAAGGACAAATATATTGAAGCAACTACTGGTATTAAATTACCAGATAAAAAAATTATACTAGGATAATATGCCAGCATTAAGTCGTGTAGGAGATCAGAATCAGCCCGGTGGAGCAATCGTCCGCGGCGCTGATTCGGTGTATGCCAATGGAATCCGTGTTGGATTACATGTAAGTACTATTACTCCTCACGCACCATGGGGTAGACCACACCCACCACACAAATCAGCAACCACTACCGAAGGTAGTCCTACTGTGTTTGCAGAAGGTGCACCTGTTCTTAGAGTAGGGTCAGGAAACAGTTGCGGTCATAGTATCGTACAAGGTAACAACACAAAATACTGTACTGCGTATGCTAGTGTGGTCTATTAGGGCAGGATTCTTAAGTAATACCTTCTCACATTATTCATCATTGATTACGATAGGTGCTGAAACTATTCCTGTATTAGGTGATAGTAAGCCACCGGAGTATTTACGCACGGCATCACTAAATCCTTATCCAAATTCAGTGCCATATACAAGTGAGTACACTAGTTTTGGTTGGCTACGTATCATACCGTTACAAGCACATTATGAATTTTATATAAACAACGGATCATATACTGATTTCTTGTTTACGTTTAATATGGCTCATGGATTTATTGGTCAGTCAAACAAAGCAATTGATGCAATGAATGCATCAGATACTTACCTTGACGGTGCGTATAGTAACATGAACGACCTAATAACTGCTGATTTTTCGGGAGTTACTTTGGCATTATTCTTTTGGGGGCAAGACTTAATTGCATCCGGTAGAAGTATTGATTTACACAATATCGATAAGTTTGGTAGCCCCGTAGTACTATTAAGAACATTATTTAAAACTAAATCACTTACCAAAGCAGTAAATTTAGCATTATTAGCTGCCGGCTTTTCTTCAGATGAAATAGATTCTCTTGTTGCAGGAACAGAACCTAGTATTGACCAGCAGAAAAAACTATATAGTGCATACTGTATTGTCATGGGCATAGACCTTGTTGAAGTTATGATAGGTTTGAATTGCCAAACTAAGGGGGTAAGAACACTTGCTGACTTATTGGATCCAAAGTACTTGTTTCCAAATAGCTATGCCACACTAACGGCACCTACATACAATGGTGTACCGGGCCCTACTAATAGCAAAACGTACTACCTAATATATACTTCCGGAGAAGTAACTTCTTACATAGTAAACAACTATGGTGAGAACTTAAAAATAATTTTACCTGCCGCATTAGCTTCTGCATGTGATGCATTTTCTACTACGATGTTGCAAATTAAAAACATCAAGTCAATGGACATTGAAAGATTTAGTCAAGTAGTACAAAATTTAGAAACAGTAACTGATCTAGGAGTTAATGGTACAAATGTCCCTGCAAACCAACCTATTAGAAATAGTACACTTCCACGTATTGCATTGGGCAACGGAGATAAGGGTAGATATACTACGTGTGATTTTTTTGGTGCAATGTCCGGACTCTCGTATGATTGGTCTATCCTGCAGGGATATATTACTAGTTTACAAACTGCATTCTTGTTTAGAGTATACCATGAGTTGTACCTAGCTATTACGTGGGCACCCGGTACGGGTTCAGTTCAGATTAGCAAATCTTATATAAAAACGGCAGATGAAGTTATTGATCCTGAAACTTCAGCAACAATAAGTCCGGCGTTGTATACATTAACATACAGTATTACAGGATTAACTATTATTTTACCGGGCGGTGGCTACAGTAGAGGTCTAGCCCCACCTCCCCTCACTCAATTTTATGAACCATCAGCTATTGGTTCCCCCTCAGGTGCAGCCGCACAGACAACAGTTAATTCAAGTGATGCAAGTGGCCCATCTGGGCCCGGCACTTTTGGTCAATTGATAGGATTAAGTTTGACTAATCCTGGTAGTCAAGTTATATACGGTCTAAATGTGCCAGCAAGTAACGGACGTTCCGGACCCCCTCCAATGGGAAATCCTATTGTAGAAATACGTATTGAATGTCCTCCTACTGCAATGTTACCAGTAACAGTAAATAGTTATTCAGCTGGTCAAAACACACCTTATAATACATCTGGTTGGTCAGGAATGAACGGCCCGTGCATGGGATATATTACTCAAGCTAATACTGAAATTGCATCTATTGCAAATAATAATCCTGCATTAAAAATTATAACTAATAAATTGTACAATGTCTTTGGTAGACATATGACATTAGAACAGAATGCTAGAAGTTTAGGCCTTAGAGCAGAGAAATATCTACCCGATCTAGATACTATCGTCACTGAAATATACGGATTCATGGAAAGTTTGAATAGTTATGCCATGCAGACAGAAAAATGGGGTCCTGTACAAAACTTAGAAGCCATAACTGACACTTCTAAAGTAGGTGGTAACAGTATGATTGGTAGTATGCGTGAAGTACGTAATGCACATCGACTGGGGTTAACCGGAGCCGAACAAGACAATGAAGTAGGAATCGAAAAATTATCATTGCCTAGAGTTAATGGAGCAGTACCAACAACTACTAAAATAGATCCTGTGACAGGTAATACGATCACAGTACCATTAATCACTACTAGCCCTCTCATTGGTGTACCTATCGTAACGGGCGGTCCCGGCCCAGTTGGTCCACCATATGGCGATGTTGTTACACCAAGTTCAAACAATACTGAAACAACACCAAATTCAGATATTGTTTCACCGTATCCGGTTATCAACCCAAATACAGGGAATCCGAATACATCGCCGTGGACTACTCTAGTCCCACCCTCGATAGATTTAATTAATATTACTGATATCGTAAAACCGTCAATTATTACGCCGTCGCAAGCAATCGATGAAGTTGTACTATGCAACTGCGATTGCTGGGACGATATAATGTAATCCGAAATAATTGACATTAGCCCCTGCATAGTCTATACTATGTACAGAAAAGGAGTATATATGAAAAATATAGCCTTAAATGCCACTAAAATATTTTCAATATTATTGGTTGTATTTACACTTATTGTAGTGCTTACTAACACAAGCACAGAACCAGAAGAAGTAGAAGAAGTAGAAGAAGTTGTAGAAGCCAAACCAGTTGATAATAAACAACTAAAATGTTTAGCTGAAAATATATTTTATGAAGCCCGAGGTGAAAGTATTACTGGCAAGGCAGCGGTAGCTAGAGTTGTGATGAATAGAGTAAATCACGGTTTCGCTAGCACCCCTTGCAATGTAATATATCAAGTAACAACAGTAACCAAGATTAATGAAGAAACATTAGATGAGTACAAAGTTAGACTGTGCCAGTTTAGTTGGGTATGCGAGAACAGACAAAAAATAAACGTCAATGACCCTAAGTATATACAAGCAATGGATATTGCTTATCAAGTGTTGGCATATGATGCATACCATGATGTATTGCCACGTAGTGCATTGTTCTTTCATAACTTAACAGTCGATCCGTTTTGGCCATATAAACAAGTAGCACGTATAGGCAATCACATATTTTATAGTAAACAGAAAGTAAAGAGTAATGATAAGAAGAAGTCCACAGAGGGGAACATTTAGTATGGAACGTTATGAAAAAATACTAGAAGATGATCCACGGGATGAAACTGCAATGTCTATGATTGACTTTTTTAAAAGTTCAAAACAACAAAAGCTGGAGCTAGAAGAAACTGACGAATGGCAAACTGACAATATGGAATATGATTTGCGCACTAGTGAACTTATCATAGAGAAATGCAAAGATAACATCTATGCGCAACATCTATATGCCGCAATGTGTAATAATGAATTCACTAAGAATGATGTATGGCCTATATTAACAGAGAAAAAATGGAGTTGTAGTTGGCGTTATGCAGGTGGAATAGTCGCTGATATACGACAAGAGGGCGACTACATCGACTGGTACTGTAGTGGTATACGTAACACAGAAGACTTAACCGACGAAGACCTTAACCAACTCAGTAGAGAAGAACAAGAAATATATTTAGAAACTAAAGCCAGTGTATCTGAAAGCGTAGTGACCGATGAGATACGTAAAGATTTATTGTCAATTGGGTGGCTTGTAGCTGAATCGGATAACCAAGATTACTAAATACATGTCAACAAGACCGTTATCTAAAACGTTATATAAGTATGACTAGGAGAATATTATGAAAAAATTTGTGTTTGCATTGTTATTATTGGCTAGCGTTCCCGCTTTTGCCCAACATCATTTTCGTTATCATGGTCACGGACATGGTCATCAGCGTGGTGGCTGGGGTCTTGGCCCAGTCGTTGGTGGTGCTATAGTGGGTGCAGTAATTTATGATATTTATAATAGACCAGTCGTAGTTCAACAACCACAAGTAGTTATTCAGCAACAACCTGTATTACAAAGTCAAAACTGTACTCCATGGACTGAAACTCAGCATTCAGATGGTACTATTACCCGTACTAGAACTTGCCAACAATAAATATTTTGGTTACTGTATTTTACTATAAATTATAGTAACTGAGAGATTTTTTAATGTTAACCATAGAAGAAGAAATTCAAGAAACCATCGATTCAATGAAGGATACTCTACTACTTACTGATAGTAGATTGGGTACCTTTTTGGTATATAAAAACGATACTGTAATAAGTAAGTCAATTGACATGTACGGAGAATACTGTCAAGCAGAAGTTAATATACTTAAGGAATACTTATCAAACGATTTTAGCCAATACGTAGATATAGGTACTAATATTGGATATCACCTAGTAGCAGTACACAAAGAAACAAATTGCAATGTGTTAGGGTTTGAACCTAATCCTAAACATTTTGCAGTAGCATCATATAACAGCAAAGACTATCCTAAAATTCAAATTATCAATGCCGGTGCCAGCAATAAAAAATCTGAACGTGTTTTAAAAGATTTTGACCCCACACAAAATACTAACTACGGTGACATTCATATTACCGGTGATGAGGGAATTACTGTTAAAATGATTTCCCTAGACAATATTGATCTTGCTACATGTAATGTTATCAAAATTGATGTGGAAGGACATGAGTTTGAAGCACTACAGGGATGTGTTAAGACTATCAGTAAGCATAGACCTGTTATATTCTATGAAGCAATGGAATGGGATGTGTGGAATAATTGTCAAAAGTTTTTAGAAGCAAGAAAATACAAACAGTATTGGGTAGCTTGTAGAACTAAGCCAATTGCTGAAACGTTTAAACCCAGTGATGAGAACCCATTTAAAGATAGTACAGTATCTAATATACTAGCAGTGCCAGCTGAATTCCCACAACCGGATCATTTAGTTGAAGTTATCCCGGGTGAGGGATTTACAACATGTTTTCAACGCTATAAGAAACTTAAGCTATTGTTTTAATATGGTAGCTACTATGAGAATAGACACAGACCATTTACATCATTGGATGAGAGCTATTCGTGGTAGTAAAGATCCCCTAAGAACATTGGATGCATTTTGGAACGGTCAAATAAAAAGCAAAGAGTGGTTAATAGATAGTTTAGATTTTGTTGTTCGTCCCTATATCAATAAAACACTACTGTCAGTAGACATTCACGGTGGCTGGGTTGGAGTACTAGCCAGCATGTTGTTTCAAAGTAACTTACACATATCAACTATTCGTAGTATTGACATTGACCCTGATTGTCAAGATATAGCCCACACTATGAATCAGATAGAAACTCATGCAGGAAAATTTCGTGCTATTACCAGTGACATGTGTGTAATTAGGTCAGATGCAGATATTGTCATAAACACTAGCTGTGAACATATATCACAAGATGATTACGAATTATGGTTGTCTGGAATTAGGAACGATAGTTTAATAGTTTTGCAAAGTAATAATTACTCAATACCAGAACATGTTCGTATTGCTAATAACTTAGAAGAATTTAAGAGTCAGTCGTGCATAGAAAATATATTATATGCGGGTGAACTTGATCTACCCTTATATAAACGATTTATGATTATTGGAAAACGTTATGTTTAAGTTTTCTGAGCTAAAAACCTTACATATAGAGCTAACATCACGTTGTCAAGCTAGTTGCCCTATGTGTGCAAGAAATTATCATTCGGGGCAAGAAAATAAAAACTTACCATTAGATGAAATTTCTGTAGATGATTTTAAAAGTATAGTTAATGCAGAAGTGCTTTCTCAAATCGAATACATTTATTTTTGTGGTAACTATGGAGACCCTATAATATCTAATAACTTACTAGAGATAGTTTCTTATTGCAAAAGTAAAAAAGAAAACATCAAGTTAGGCATACACACTAACGGTAGTGCTAGAACACCAGATTGGTGGAGTAAATTGGCAACGGCACTGCCAACGGAACACAGTGTTCATTTTGCATTAGACGGACTTGCTGACACACATCACTTATACAGAGTGGGTACTAACTTTGATAAAATTTTAGAAAACGCTAAGGCATTTATATCTGCAGGTGGACGTGCTGAATGGGTTTTCTTATCTTTTAAGCACAACGAACATCAAGTTGAAACAGCTAGACAGATGGCAAAAGATTTAGGATTTGAAAAATTTACTCATAAAGCAACTAGTAGATTTTTAGAAAAGCCGTGGCTAGATGTTATGAATGCACAGGGTGAAGTATTACATAAAATCGAACCACCATCTGAGCATAAGATAACCTTCATACACCCTGATATTATTAAGTCTTATAAAAAGGTGGTCGAGACAGCATCCATCAACTGCAAAGCAGTAAATACTAAATCATTGTACATTGATGCATTTAAGAATTTATGGCCCTGTTGCTGGATAGGAATGATACCGTATACTTATAGTAAGCCTACAGACATTGTCCATGAATACCAAACTGAACAGTCTACTGTTATCAATGAATTAGTAACATCTATTGGTGGTTACGATTCAATTGACCTTCTTAAGTATTCGGTCAAGGCAATTTTAGAAAACCCTGATTGGTCAACCGTGTGGGAGAAGTATTGGAATACGCATAGTCTGGCAACATGTGCTAAGATATGTGGTACATTCCCAGAAAAAATAATTACACAATATGACGAACAATTTATCAAAGTAGAATCATTCAATGAGTAAAATATATTGGCTACAACCAGAAGATAACCTATTAGGTAAATGGCAACGCAAAGTCGCTGATATTTCAGGCAGTGATACCTTTTGTATCTTACCCTGGATACATTTTGCTACACGACCTAACGGCGACATGAGGTTGTGCTGTGGTTCTAATTCTAGTGGTGCAGGGTCAGACCATGAGATTGGATTAGTAAAGAATGAGACCGGATCTCCTGCTAACTTTGGTAGCGAGACTCCTATGAGTGCATGGAACAATAGCTATATGCGCTCGGTTAGAACTACAATGCTTAACGGTGAGATACCTAGAAGCTGTAGCAAATGCTTTGATGAAGAATCAAACGGTGTGGCTAGTAAGAGAATGTGGGAGTCTGGTACATGGATACAAGATGGACTAGACGTTAAAGAACTTATCAAGCAAACCGAAGAAGACGGGACAGTTCCTGAAAAGCTATTGTACCTAGACTTAAGATTGGGTCATAACTGTAATATCAAATGTATTATGTGTAGCCCACATGATTCAAGTAGATGGGTACAAGATTACAAAAAAGTGTTTCCTATACTTAAGTCACCCGAAATCAAATCTCAGCTAAGTTGGAATGAAGAATCGTTCAATAACAAATGGCACGAAAATCCAGACTTCTGGAAAGAGATGTATGCACAAATTCCTAATCTAAAGCAAGTATACTTTGCGGGCGGAGAGCCTCTAATGATTAAAGAGCATAAACTATTCTTAGAAGAAATTGTTCGTCAAGGTTATGCCAACAAGATATTAATTAGATACAACTCAAATGGTTTGTTACTTGATGATAGTATCATTAAATTGTGGGAGAAGTTTAGAAAAGTTAAGTTTGCATGTAGTCAAGATATGTTTGGAGACAGAAATCACTATATCAGATACCCAACAGAGTGGGACATAGTGGAAGAAAAGCTAGAGATACTAGATAACACACAAGACAACATTGAAGTAAGCATTGCTACTGCTATTCAAATTTTAAACGTTAAGAAACTACCTGAGTTTGCTAAGTGGAAGATTCAAAAGAACTATAAGAAAATCAACAAAGCAACAGTCATGGACGAGTCTGATGCAGGCGGGGGAATCTTTAACATGCATTTTGTTTATATCCCTACGTTTCTAAGTGTCAAAATATTACCCGAAAAAGACAAGCAAGAAGTAAGAGAAATTTATAGAGAGTTTAAGACTTGGTTATGGGACAACTATAGACAGGATGATAACTTTTGGCATCACAACCCGTACGGGTGGAAACGTTGGCAAGCTATATTAGACTTCATGGACAGTGAAGACCATACACATTTACTGCCTGCATTCAAAGAGTATATAGAGACTATGGATAATGTTAGGGGGACTAGTTTCAAAGAAACGTTCCCTGAGTTAAGTCACTTGATTTAACTTTGTCAATGGTATATCTGCCGCACACGTACAGTAATTTCTATCGCAGATAACGGGACTGGTGGGTACAACGAACGAGTTGGTATATATATTTCCTAATGTTCCACCAACTCTACACGTAGCCCGATGTACGTCACCGTCCCAGTTAATCATTAAACTTTCTAACCCTGCATTGCATTGCCAATCTTTATATTGATTTAAATGCTTTTTAATCACATCATTGGCATGCATCATTAGTTCACGATCCTTGTATATAATAACTGTATTTGGTTGTACTGTACTACTCTTGCTCAGTATCCAATCTAAATCGTTCTGGTCATACTTCATATCGTCAAACAAATCGTGGTCACCCTCAGTCCAACGTATTCTACGTATGCCGTGATTAATGTTATGATGCTCTAATAAGCCCGCTGCCGTCTTTACTTCTCGCATATGATTATGATGAGCCATAACGTTAACTAATACGTGAGTGTGCATAACAGTTTCATGCACAGCTTTGATAGTGTATAATACATTTAACCAATCGTACTCAAAGTGTAGTGAGAATACCCATTGGTCTACTTGCTGAGATGTATACCAACTATCCTTTCTAGTTCCATTAGTAGTAATACTAAGCCAAAATCCTTTGCTCTTAATATATGATATGAGTTCTTCTATACGAGGATGTACGCATGGTTCACCACCAGTTAAACTTAAACGAATAGGCTTTTCTAAGTCACATAATCTATCTACAGTTGCCTTAAGTATTTCAATATCGGTGTGGGGACTACTGTTATCATGTATAACTGAAGGACAGTAACTACAATCATAGTTACAGCGTTTTCCTATATTCCATTCAATCTTAATACTATCCTGATGATTCCAGCGACTTTTAACTTTATGCATAAGTCTTAAACTCTGGGATTACTGTTAATAAACTTTGGTTGCGAGTACTGTCTAATGCATAGTTAAATGATAGAAAATCTTGCCACAAGTTATGTTGATCCTTTGCACGTAAGTAATTGATATTGTCCTTTATCTGCTGTTGTGTTACCTTTTCTAGTATAGGATGTTTAACAACATTACTAAATGTGTGGACTTTTTTACTGATTGTCTCAAGACGTTGTATAGCCAACTCTTTGAGTTCATGTGGTAATACTTGTGCTGAAAGACAATTGGGATAGCTAACACGATGACTATAGAACACAATATTCATTTTGTTGATAAAATAGTCGATACATTCAGCAGCCTGTAGTATATTGCCTGCTTGTGCGGTAAACGCACCTACTACACGACTTACGTTGGGTATTGTTTGAATTTCTTTTATGTTTCTTTCAACTTCACTAAAGTCACCGTTGCCCCTTATATAATTATATACATCGTTGATTCCATCAAGGCTAACGTTAACTGCAATGCTTCTAAAGTATGGCCAGTAATCATGTATTGTACGTCCCTTGCTGATACCAAGTGTAGTTCCATTAGTAGCATACTTGAGTTCAATGTTCTTCCCATATGGTTTCAGCATGTCTAGTATCTTATAATGTTGTGGGTCCATTAATGGCTCACCACCTGCAAACTCTACACGCCTAAAGTGTGGTAATAATTTTTCAAAACTCGCCCACCAGTTGTCAGTATCATCAAATGCACCTATGTACTTGCCCGGCTTATTTACCAATGATTCAATTGTGGGAACTAAAAAGTTGTTTTCTTTTTTATAAAACGGTACAACTTTATCCCAATCTGTCCAATTAGTGCTGTCTAATGGATTGCACATGCGGCACTTTAAGTTGCATAGATTGTTGAGTTTGATTTCCATAGTAGGAAATGTGAAGGGTAGTATTTCTTGTAGTGGTGTATCTGGATACAAGTTGATACGTGCTTCGGGTATCACTCCGTTAATATGTCGTTGACGTAGACTTTCTACTCCCTGATCTTCTAAATCAAAGCAAGGCTTACATACTTCAGGTCGTTCCCCGGATAACACTTGCCTACGTACAAGTTGCATTGTGTCATTATTCCAAATTTCTTCTAACGTATTGTCTTGAATATGACCAATTGGCGCACTACGACAACAGACTTTAACTGCCCCATCTTCACGTGTAGCTAGCCCGGTAAAAGGATGCATACAAAACGTTTTACTTTGATTGTTCAATTGCCCACTCTCTTTCTTTACACCAAAAACACGTGTTACATAACGGAACATATTGTCCTGTTATGTAATTTTTATAATTTAAATTGTCAAACACACCCTCACAACTTCTAGTCAGTTCAAACAGTTCTAGTAAGTTTTGTTTTCTATACTCTAACAGTATTTCTTTCTTTTCTAAGAATCTAAAAGGATGAATAGCAGCCTTACCCATATGCGTAGTATACTCTAGATGCTTGTTAGACTCACTAGGATCAATGTCTCTAGTATACATCCCGGCAAATTCCACTGCTTTCGGGTTACGTGTTACTGCGTTATAATATACATCGATATCATGTGAATAGCATATGTATTCAGCAAAAGACCGTAACTCAATATTGTCACCGCTGACACTTTTTCCATACTCATCAGTTAGAATGGGTCCTAATTCTCCCCACTCCATTTCAGGTGGAATAAAGTTCTCATGTCTAAACATCTTAACATTAGGAAACTTAATCTGTAACCAATTATATACACCAAGAGCATCATTTCTTTGCCAGGGCTTTGTTTTCCAGCATCTAACATGTGATATTATATGCAGTTCTTGGTGTGTAATTTGCTGACATATAAGAAATGCTAGCAATGCACTGTCGGCTCCACCACTTAGACTAATAGATATCTTTTTCCAACTATCATCAAAGTGAATATTCATGTACATATTTATTAGCTACTGGTCTGTGTTATAAATATTATGATGCTTAAAGAATTAAATCACACTGTACCAAAAGATATTCTAGACAAAGCCATGGCAGAATTTTCTTACAGTGATTTTAAGACACCCATTAACGAACCCACTGGTAATTTTTTCTATAGTCCATGGACTATTAGACCAGAGTTCAGAGACACAATATGGGAATCTATCTTACAGACACTGCCTTATCCGATCGGAGAAGCAAGATTAATAAACTTAAAATACGGAGTCTGCTATCAAAGTCATGCAGATATAGATGATAGATATCATTTAAACATACAGGGTGACATTTCTGCACTGATTAATTTAGACACAAACACAATGTACCCTATAACTACAGATGGTAAATGGTACGAAATGGATGCGTCAAGTAGACACAGCGCCGCAAACTTTGGATATGTAGAAAGAATACAGTTAGTAGTTAGAAAGCTATTAAACAAAAACAATGTATCGAATCCAACAATGGTTGTTATAAAGAGTAAAACAGATAATGAATTTAGCAATAGATTTCTATTTGATAATCACCTAAGCGGACTTCTCAACATCTACAACAAAAACAACATTATTACAGATTTCAATCCTACTAGCAAAGAAGTCAAACTCTGTATTAATTCAGATTACATTAGTGAATTAGAATCTAAAATGTCTGAAAACTTTTACATATTAAGGAATAACAATGATTAACAATGACGGATGGGAATACATTTACAAATTAACGAACGGATATCCCTGTTCTACAAATATATTATATACCCCAACTATAAGTCCAACAAAAGATAAGATGTGCTTGCACTTTACAGTTGATTCACAAGTATATATGAATGGTAGTTGTGTAGGACGAACAACAGAGTTAATGGAAGATTTCTTTCAAAGAGAACTTAAATATCTTACACTATTTCAAGATAAGCCATGGTGTCCAAAGTTGTACGAAGTCGATTATGTCGAAAGAAAGATACTAATTGAATTTAATAAAGAGAGTTTGAACTGGCCTGTATATACTGAGGGTCGTTCATTAACTGATGAATTTCCCAATTGGGAACAAGATTTATACAACATCATTGAAGACTTATATAATTCTGGATATATTAAGGCTTCATTATACCCCCATTGCTTTTTTTACTCTAAAGACGGTGTATTAAAAATGATAGATTATTATGCTACACTTGAACAAGGTAACACATTAATGCATAAAGACTTAATTGAACCAATTATTGGCGTAGACAGTCAAGAACGTTTTATTGAAGTTAAAGAAGGTGATTACTATCAGATGGGAGGTCATTTTAAAAATTCATTAAAAACGTGGATTAAGTGGCCCGGTAATCCATTACCTAGGTTCTTCGATCAATTGTTTGGGGAATCTTGATATGACGCCTGTTAACGCAGAATACGTAAACATTGATGTACCATTTGACTGGGCTAGTATATTAGATAGTTTAAAAGATAAAGAGGGTGTTGACATAACACCTGACCCTAGTATTTGGCGAATGGAAGTTCCTGCATACACTGAGATATTAAATATTTGGAACGATGCAAACTATAAACTTGATTCAGTTAAATGGACTAACTATTACCCGGGTGAACATTATGATACGGGTGATATTGACGAAACGCTATGTAAGATACTTAATGTAAAATTAAGACGTAGTTGGATCAGTAGAATTGATCCGGGTTATTCAGCACCCTGGCATTGGGATGTTGAAGATGACCCAGAAGAAGTGGGCGATGCATTAAGATATACTGTGTTCTTGGGGGACGCTAAACTGGGGCATATCTTTATATTAGGTGAGGAAGATTACTTTTTCAATGTTAGACACGGTACAATGATTAAATGGAATAGATATGATGAGTGGCATATAGGAATGAATGCGGGATTAGTTCCTAAATACATGTATCATCTTAAAGCTAAACGTCTTTAAGCGTTCTCCACTTACGTAATCTGTTGTCGTTTACTTTATCTACATAAATTAAAGGTATGTCGATATTAGACTCAATGATGAATTTAATTGTTTCAACAATATCATCCGGGTCTATTTTAACATCTTCTTCTACCCCAAATCTTTGAAACCCACTGGTTATCAAGTGTGTAGTCAAATTCTAGTATAGTTCCTATACTAATGATATGCCCATTATCTAATATACTAGCAACGTCACGCAATACTCTTTCTTGAAACCCTAATTCAACCTGTGAATGATTAATAAACACATTAAATTCTTTAACTATGTTTAGGAATCTACTATATCCTTCAACTGTCTTTAAGTCATACCCCGTAGTTCTACTAATAAACACTGTGTCCGGGTAATACTTCAATAAACTTTTAGTAATCCCTCCGTGATTAGGATCACCGGTGCATATAATCTTAGTCATACAATGTAATTTGTAGTGTATATCTTACTGTATAACTGATATTAACACAGCCATGAATGCATTCAGGATCACTCCATTCAAAGATATCACCTGCTTTATAGTTAGTTGCTAGAAAGTCATCAAACATGAATATATGCCCGGGCACATAGTCTTGTAAAAACATAGAGTAACGTACAGGGTTCTTTACTCCAATTAAATGCGGATCAATGTGCATAGTTTGCATTTGTCCCGGCAACAGCTTAATAAACCACCAGTGCATATTTGTTCTAGTCTCGGGTACTATAGGCATAGTAACTGGAAAGTCTTGCATATCTTTGCTTCTAGAATTAAACTGTTGGAAATACGGAGTGCTAGTTTCAAAGAAAGGTCTAGCAGTTTCTCTGAATGTATCTAGTGTTGGATGTCCTGTCCATCTTTCAGGTTGCCATACAGGGATAGTATCACCCTTGCTATGTTCTAAGTGATTCATTAACTCACTAGTGATCCAGGCTTTATCGTTGTTGACGTAATTGAACATTATATATAATATTGAAAATTTAGTGTGTAGCGGGGAATACCCATACTTATATTAAATGCGCCGTGTCGGTCGGATTCGTTAGTATACTCAAACACATCACCTGCTTTATAATCTTTGATAAAATTATGTTCTATGATAAAAATATGTCCTTCAACATAGTCTTGTAACGGCATCCAAAATCGTCTGACATTCATATCTGCTAAGTGATTCTGTGGTGCATGATCTTTGTGAAAAGGTATGAAATTACCACAACCCATCTTAACAAACCACCAATCAGTGTGTTCGCTTAATCCTAAGGGCAGTTCTAATTCGAACGGAAAGCTACGACTTTCATAACTCTCCCAAAAGGTATCTTCTAGCTTATATCCATAACCTCTTAATTTATCTAATGGATTACCAGATCCATATTCTTTTGGATCAATTCTAGGGTGTTTCTCTCCATTGTTATTACTGAGATAGTCTATCCACAGTGGATTAATCCAGTCTTTAAAATTTCCTATACATTCCATTAGTATGTCTCCAAATGATCTATGCCTAATTTTTTACGAAAATCTTCCGTAAACTTGCCATCGATTCGTAGTCCGTAACTCTGTTCCATGATGCGCTCTCCCCCATGCCAGTCAGTGTCATTCCACCAGGCTGCACGTGTATTCAGATACGTTTTGTCTTTGTTTTCTGGATCCCATAGATAAAACGCTTTCTTAGTGTTAGGTCGTACATGTATAAATTCATTACGATGCGGCTTTACTATATTAACGCCGTTCTTAGCATCTAAGTCTCTGTGCTCGAATGGGATACCATCATGTTCACAGTGAAAGAATATAACACGACCGATTTCTTCAAACACTGGACCAACTAAACTTTCGACCCATTTAACTACATTAGGAAAGTATTGAGCCTCTGGTGTAAGTTTACGGGGTGCTGTTCTATCATCCCATGAACCTTCTTCCCATAAATAGTAGTATATATAAGGATCATACGCACCCATACTCATTTTTAAGTATCGTGTGAATATGTTTCGTTCTTGGAAGTTTTTAAAGTCTTTGGGCATTACTTCTAATCCTGCAATTTTAATAGGATCAGTGTCCGGCAATTTCATAAACTCTTGCATTGATTCGTAGATAGGCTTCCAATGAATTCTATAGTTGATTGTTAATACCTTTAATCATAATTTCCAACTTAATTTTTTATATTTGTAATTTGTAATGAATCTATTTACATTTTCAGACTCATCATTATACCACCGCATCTTAATAATATCAGCAACATTGTTGGTATTGTGCTCAATAAACCCTGTCAAGAAATTAAACCCGCTACAACTAAAATTATCAGGGAATATATTATCATAGAAATTCTGCATAATGTCAATAGCAGTTAATTGATCCATACCATCATGCTCCCAAATAGTGACTTCATCTAGTCCGGGATAAAAGCTAATGATATCTGGTTTTTTATCTATCTTTTTCTTTCTTATACCGTACTTCTCTAAGTTTTTAGAAAACTCACTTAGATTAGACATTTGTGAATTATACTCTGGTATTTCTAAGTACCACGATGTAACACTTTGATCCTTCCAATTTTGCACACACCAGTCAATACCATCATGAAACGTTTCGGGAGTTTCTTTGGGTAATCCGCAAATAAGACTGACGGTACCACGATACATATTATGTGGTTCAAAGAAGTTTCTTGCATCAAGTAATCCTTGTTTAAGTTTGACGGGATTCATTCCCTTACCTATAATTTTTCCAGCTTGATGATTAAATGTTTCTACTCCGTAAAAATGTCCACCAAGTCCCATAGCTAACATTTTATCCCAATGACTACGTTGATTCACTAATAGATCGGCTCGCATAAATGCCATGAACCATGGTTGAAAATCTAAACTAGATACAGCGTCAGAATACTTTTCAATTTTCTCTACACGGTCATTGAATGTTTCGTCTGCAATAGTATAGTTTTTAACACCCCATTCATCGTAATTAAACTGTAATTCATTTTTAATATCGTCTCTGGATCTAGAAGTATCTTCCTTGACCCCTAGTATTGGGAAATTACAGAAGTCACATTTAAATTTACAACCCCTACTTGTCTCAATCGTAAGCATTTCAAACGATTCTATAAAGTCTCGCTTCTCATGTGTGTTTCTATACGTAGGCAGATTCCATGCGGGAAAGTTATGTAATGCTCTAATTACTTTTCTACCCTGATAATCTTCAAACTGTAATCCAGTGTGAAATATCAGATTTCCTGAGATATGTCTGCATAACTCTAGCATTGCAACTTCACCAAAGCTGTCTACCCAGTAGTCAATGTTTTGTGCGGGTGTAATTAAACATCCATGACCACCTAATATTGTTGGAATATTTGGATAAGTTTCTTTTAGCCATTTAGTAAAGTTATTAGTATCTTCCGGCCACCAATTAATAAATGAACTAAATCCAAAGAATTTAGTGTTAGAATTAACTCTGCTTCTAACAAATTCTTTTAGTTCATCAAGTGTGAATTCAATAGCAAAGTCAAGCACTTCAATATCCCAGCTACTGGCCCTTAGATAAGAAGCTATACGATGCGCACCGGTACCCCTGTGACCTCGCTCTTTTCTATAGCTAAACATTAACCCGTGATGCATTATGTTAACCTATATTGTTCAGGCACCACATCTAATAGAGGTAATTTATTATTAACTAATCTATCACGCAATAACACTTGATGTACTAATGGAGATATTGGCATACCGGGCAACATATCAGCCCAAGACTCAGTTTGTGTTTCTACTAAATCAAGTGTTTTGATATCAGGCCACTGTATTAGTTTAACTAATACGCCGTTGATTTCTACAGGATAGTGAGCACGAATTCCCAACTCGGGACGAGGATTAAATGTCCAATTATTCTTTTCTGCTATAGCACGACTGTTTTTCACTAAGTCACTCATAAACATCTTATCCTGTACAGGGCTTCTTCCAATCTCAGTGCCTACACGTATACGATACATTTTGCAATATTGTTTTTCTTTATTAAATTTTTGTATTTCTTCTAAACAATATTCTAATTGGTGATATCCTTCAAGTGTATAGCTAATGTTTTTTATTGACATATTTCTAGCTTTACAATTTTCAATACCCTGCAACTGTTTTCGTCTAACAGTATGACCCTGATAATCAGGATGATTTAATCCAAACGTAAAGTGAACATTGTTAAATCCTAGAAATTCATCAATGTATTCTTCTTTACTAAGTCTAACACCGTTAGTCAAAATCATGATAGGGCGAATAGATACTTCATTGATTGCACGAATAAGATCGGGTAAGTCTTCTCTAACAGTGGGTTCAGCACCCATTAATACGGCAGCACGATTGCCGGGCCAGTTTTTAATCTGAGCTATAATGCTTTCAATACTTGGGTCTTTGCTAGTACTATCGGGCAATTGATAGCAATGGGGGCATGTTAAATTGCATCTATTTGTTATATCCAAGCATATAGCATCTAAGAATGTGTTTAATTCAATATTGTGAATGAACTATCAATATTATTATAACAACGTCCCGGGCGTTGGCCTGACTAGAAACAATTTAATTTATACCAGTTTAATTTCTGACGATAAGAAGACATTTGTACAATGGTATTTTAATGATTCCGTGTATCATGCTGGGCAAAATGAAGTAATTGACTCAGATAAAATGGAAGAAAAATGGCAACGTGAAGTAAAGTATTTGTCTTTGATGAGAGACAATTATCCTGAATTAGTACCCAAAATAAATGACATAGATTACGTCAATAAAAAAATATATCTAAGCATAGATGGTATTGACTTTTGGAACCGTGCTGAATGCTCAACTGATAATTATGATAGTGTATTACCTGATTGGAGAGAACAAATGCTTGAGATTTTCAACGCTCATAAAGCCTTAGGCATACACAAATACTCAATGCATCCTAGCAGTTACTTTATAGTAGATGGTCAACTTAAAAGTTTCAATTACTTTTTCACATATCATAATACAGAACCGTGTGTTAGTGTA